CCTGTCATAACAGGGGTTAGTGCAACCGCTAGTGTAGGAACTGTAGACCCAGATCAAGATATTGTTGGGTTATCTGGATTTGGAATGACTTCTACCGTTGGATCTATTTCACCTGCCGATGTTGAAGGATTAACAGGACTATCCGCAACATCTTCTGTAGGAGATGTAGAGGTAACAAGAACTGAAGTAGAGATTCCTACAGGACAATCTTTAACAAGTAGTATAGGATCTCTTACACTAGAAATAGGAGTTCCATTAACAGGAGTCTCATCAACAGCAAGCACAGGTTCTGTTACACCTGAAGATGTTATGGGATTAACAGGAGTACAAGCAACAGCAAGTGTTGGTGATTCTGGACTAATTCTTCAATATTACAGAACATTAACACCTAAAGTTAGCTCAGGTTATACAGTAAAAACACCTGCATAATTATAATTGACTTTATAATAAATAAATATTATAACTAACGAAAATAAGGATATAAACATGGCATCAACATATTCATCTGATCTTAAACTAGAACTAATGGCCACCGGTGAGAATGCCGGTACATGGGGAACTAAAACAAATACAAATTTAAATTTAGTACAACAATCAGTTGCTGGCTATCAATCAATAGATGTAGCATCTGGAGATGTGACTCTTGCAATGACTAATGCAACTATTTCAAATGCAAGAAATGCAACTTTAAAATTTACAGGAACTTTAGCTGCAAACAGAACAGTTACTTTACCAGACAGTCTAGAAAAAGTTTACAACGTTATAGATGGAACTAACCACGCAGGTTACACTTTAACTTTTAAAACAGCATCAGGAACGGGAGTTTTACTTTGTGAAGGAAATAACTACGTGGTATATTCTGATGGAACTAACCTTTCTAAAATTTCTGAACAAAGAAATTGGAGAGCAATTACTGCAGCTGAAACAATTCAAGCAGGGGCTCAAATTTTAGCTAACACAAATGGTGCAGCGTTCACTGTAACTCTACCAGCATCACCAAGTACAGGTGATACAGTAAATTTCATAGATCAAGGATATGATTTTAATTCTAACGCATTAACTATCGGTAGAAACTCTTCTAATATAGCTAATGCAGCATCTGATCTTGTAGTTAATACACAAGGTGCAGCTTTTGGATTAGTATATTCAGGCGACGCTACAACAGGATGGACTTACACGGAGAAATAATATGGCAACAAATGGAAATTGGACAGTAGTATTTGAAGATAAAACAATAATTAAAAATTTTGCAGAAGGTGTTAATGAAGGTGTTGGATACAAAATTGATGATGATGCTTTTTGGAATCAATCAAAGTTTTCTAATATTTGGGCTATTCAACATGGCACTACTAATACTTCTGATGAAGTAGAACACAGAGATGAAACTCCCCACTGCAGTTATGCAGATGCAAACTTAGGTGATGTAAGTCAGTTTAGTAATAAATGGGATGCAGCTCATTTATCTCAAATACAATTAAACTGGGATAATGATGTAGCATATGTTGAAGACCCAGAAGGACAAGATCCACCAGTTTACAGAGAAGAAACAGAATCGGAGAAAATTGCTAGACTAGGGCCTAGACCTACATCTTATTCTTCGTAGGAGAAACAATGGCAAATTACGAAGCAACTAAATACGATTATACTGGAGCAAATCTTACAGGTGTAGAAGGTATTCCAACAGCAACTATCGTACCATGGTCTTCTGCATCAGTACCAACTGGTTTTTTAGAATGTAATGGTGCAGCAGTTTCAAGATCAACTTATTCAGCTTTATTTGCAGTCATAGGTACAACTTATGGAACTGGAGATGGTTCTTCTACTTTTAATGTACCAAATTTATCTGACAATGTAACAATTGGAAAATCTAACAACAAATCTTTGGCTTCAACTGGTGGTGCGAATACTGTAGCATCAGCTGGAAACGTAGCTGGTTCAACAGCAAACCATACTTTAACAACACCAGAACTTGCTTCTCATAGTCACCCTGGTGGTGCGAATAGTAGAAACCCCTACGCAAGAAGAGCTAATCAATCACACACACTACCAGGATCAACCGGTGGTTCTAATACAAACAATACTGGGGGTGGAGGCGCACACTCTCATAATATGAGTGCAAATTTTAGTGGTGACGCAACTTCAGTTGTGCAGCCTTATTTAACTGTTATATATGTAATAAAAACTTAAAAATTATGTCAAACTACGAAGCAACTAAATATGATTTCGACGCAGCAAACCTTACAGGTATAGAAGGTATTCCTACTGCAACTATTGTTCCGTGGACCACAGCATCTGTTCCATCTGGGTTTTTAGAATGTAATGGTGCAGCTGTATCAAGATCAACTTATTCCGCATTATTTGCAATCGTTGGCACTACTTATGGAGCTGGCGATGGCTCATCTACTTTTAATGTACCAAATTTAGCTGATAATTTACCGGTTGGAAAATCAAACAATAAAGCTGTAGGATCAACTGGTGGAGCAGAAACAGTAGCATCAACTGGAAACATATCGGGTTCAACAGCTAACGCAACTATATCTACACCTCAACTTGCTTCGCATAGTCATGGCGGAGCTTCTGCTTTTACCCCGCCAGCAACAGTTCACCTTTATTCTAACCCATACAATTATGGAGCACAAGGTGATGCTCCTGCTAACACTGGAAATACTGGTGGAGGAGGTTCACACTCTCACAACATGAGTGCAAATTTTAGCGGTGACGCAACTTCAGTTGTACAACCTTATTTAACTGTTATATATATTATTAAAACTTAAAAATTATGTCAAACTACGAAGCAACTAAATATGATTTTGATGGAGCAAACCTTACAGATATTGAAGGCATTCCTACAGCAACTATTATACCTTGGTCAGATTCTTCAGTGCCAACAGGATACTTAGAATGTAATGGTGCTGCAGTTTCAAGAAGTACTTATTCAGCTTTATTTGCAATTGTGGGTACAACTTATGGAGCTGGCGATGGCTCATCTACTTTTAATGTACCTGATTTACAAGATAAATGTTGTGTAAGTAAATCTAACAACAAAGCTTTGGCTTCAACTGGTGGGGCAAATACAGTAACCAAAACTGGAAACGTAGCGGGTTCAACAGCTAATGCAACTTTGTCTACACCACAAATTGCTTCTCATAGTCACCCAGGAACTAAAAATTATGGACCTAACGGAGCTGAAAGATCATTTACAAATCCTCCGTATTATGCAACATCCAGTACACCAGGAAACACAGGAAACACAGGTTCAGGTGATGGTCATTCTCATAACATGAGTGCAAACTTTTCTGGAGATGCAACTTCAGTTTTACAGCCTTATCTGACAATTGTTTATATTATAAAAACTTAATTACTTTAATTCTTTTAATTGACAAATAACTGAGTATCTTTTTGATTTATTATCAGCTGCCCAATTCATTGGAGTGTGCCAAGAGTTAGAGTGCCAAATTACAGCTCTATTTTCATTAAAACCTATATGAGTATTAAGTTCTCCTTTTACATAAAAACCCGTTCCTTTGTGTAAATCAACATCCCCTTTTATATAAACTATAACTTGATAATCTGTTTCATCATTTAAATCACAATGTGGTAAAGGTTCAACAGTAGATAATAAAGTATAAGAACAAAAATTTATTTTAAATTTTTTATTTAATAATTTTTCACATTTAGCTTTAATTATATTTGTAATTTCTTTACTTGCAGGCGCTGAAAACCATATGTGATTTATATTTGTTATAACATTATATTTACCTGAATAATTTATTAGTGGTAGATTTTTTTGTAACTCTAATAATTTTTCTTTTTCTAAAAAATTATCTTTTATTGTGATGTAAAAGCCATCCACTATCTTAAAAGCATCCAAGAAGTTAAAATATATTTTTCACCGGAAAGAGGTGGGTTACCTCTATGTAAATAAGGAAAAGCAGCAGGCCAAATAACTATTCTACCTTTTTTAGGTTGAACTCTTTTAGAAAAATTTAAGAATTCTGTTTCACCACCTTCTTCAACATCATTTAAATAAATAGAAAATACAAAAGCTCTACATTCATTTTGGTATCCTTGTCCATGTTCAATATGCCAAACATGGTAACCTTCTGTAGGTAAAGTTTTTTGTATTTTTAAATCTGTATAATTAAAAGGAACTCCATATGCAGAGTCAGCTCCTGTGTTTTTAATATAGTGATTCCAAGCTAAATCAAAATTTATAATCATAGGTTTTAAAGTCTTCCACCATACATTTAAATTATAGGGTGCTGCAAAAAATTGTTGATCTTGTTTATCTAATGCGGAAGCCTGTTCTCCACTTATTCTATTTACTGTGTTGTTAAATTTATTTTGATCTTCATATAATTGAATAGCTTTGTTACATTCTTGTTCAGTAATATAGTTATCATACACTCCAATAAAATTGGTTATATTAACTGTTTTTTCTTTCATTTAAAATATCTTTCCGTGTTGCCACTTCCACAAGTTAGGGGAATTTATTATTTGATTATAAACATAGTAGTCTAAATTTAAATATTTCATTATTTCTTTTTTATCTAAATTTAATTTTAAATCATTTTCACTAATATTACAATACTCAACCCTATCAAAATGCATTTTTAAAAATGTACATAAATCTTTAAGTTCTACATACCAATCAATATTAGTGTTTATTAAATAAGGAACTTGAGATGCAGTGTGGTTAACATATCCTTGACTTCTTGTAGCAAGACTAACACGAGCATTATTTAATGTTGAATAGTTTATATCTTCATAATTAAGGTTATGTATTTTTAGATCATATTTAAGTCCAGCAATAAATCTTTCATACGGTTCTCTTATAACTGTCCACCTAATCTTATTTAAATTTACTTTATCTGTAACAATATAATTAATGTTTTGCATACATTTAAGAACACTACTAGAAGCATTTTTATGTATTAAAAGATATTGAAACCTGTCCGTTTCAAACATTTCTACATTTTGAAATAACATTATTATATTTCTTTAATCATTAATTATTTTAATATTACCCGAAATAGATATTCTTTCTCCCTTACATGTAAAAGGATTTACATAATGATGCAAAGAAGATGGGAAAATAAAAAAGTCTCCTATTTCTGGCAAAAACCTATGCGTGTTAATAGTGTGTTTATCTTTATTTAAACTATATATAAAATTAATTACACCAGGATCTGTTTTTCCAATAGAATCTTTTATTTCTTTTTCTAATTCTTTAGGAACATGGGTATATATTATAAAAGATAAATCTTTTTCATGTGAGTGCAAAGGATTACATTCACCTTTAATCATGTAATTAACCCAACTTGATACAAGTTCTATTTTATTACCTATTACTTGATTGTAGTGATCTTTGTAGGCTCGTGAGTAGCTTTGTAAATAAGGAAAAATTATTGGAAACATTTTTTTAACATCTACAATATGTTCGTGTTTAATTAAACCAGCTAAACTATCTCTACAGTTTTCTGATTTTTTGCTACATATTTTTTTAATTTTATTTAATTCATTTTTATTTATTTTAGTTTTATATAAAAAAGGTCCCCAATGAAAAAAATTATA